TTTCTGGATATGTAACCTGATTTACATTAAAATTGGTAAGTGCAGATAAATTTGGTCCAGAATTATTATTTGTCTTTTTTTCCTGACGAACGTGCTTCATCTTCATAGGATCAATATATCTCAATTCCTGAATTCCATCTTCAGGTTTCTTTACATCAATAATTTTGAGATAAAATAGTCTTCCGTCAACATACCAGTTTTTAAAAATTTCGTGAGACTTCTTATCGAAGTCCATAATTTCTTTGATGTGCTTAAATTCTTCTCTTATAACTTTTTTTAGTTTATCGCTCGCATTCAAATTTGATAGTTCTATTTCAACTGGAGAATCATATAAGTCACTTACAATTGCTTCATTAACAACATCTTCAATTGCTCCATCACATTCTGGATGAAGAGCCATCTCACGATATCTTCTAATTAGATCATATTCAGTTCTGTAAACACCTTCAATATCAATAGTTTGCCCATAAAAACCCGATTGGATATAATGATCAACCCCGTCCTCATTATTAGGAGGAACGGGGGAGACTATAGATTTGGATTTTTTTTCATTATCCTCAATTGAAAAACCAAAAAGTTTCGCCATCTTATAAAGTATGCTTACCTGTTATAGTTTATTTAGTTGATATCTTCGCCACCAGCAGCAGGAGAATCACCCTTGACTGCTTCCCACCAGAGAACTTGCATTTCTACAGTAAACTCCTGAATTGCATCAGTTTCATATGCTAACTGAATTGGACTGATATTTGTTGGAAACAAATCATAGAAATGATATGCTCTTAGAGTTGAACCATCACGATCTAAGTGGTAAACAAATGCATCTGCCTGATATAGTGCAGGATCAGTAACTCCAGTGTTATCAGAAACTCGGTTGATTACATTCATCCAATTTTCAAATGCCGAACGAATGGCAAAATCAGTATCGTTAATGACGGTAATCGTCCAACTTTCAAAGGTGCGGTCTCCTGCTAATTTTAGAGTTCTTCCTCTAAAGGCAACTTCCAGTGGAGTCACCGTTGAACCTGGAAGTGCCGCCGTTTTGACTAAAAATCTAGACTTGTCGAGAACATTAGTGTCAGCAGGAGCAGCATCTGGGAATGAAAGAACAACCTCAAAGAGGTTACTTCTAGCACCACCACCAGATAACTTACTCTTGAAGTCTGTAATCTTCCTTAAAGGGGGTGGATTTAATTGATTTCTGGTTGCCATAGTTTTTAACCTCTGTTAATTAAAAGTTGCCGATTATTTCTTCAAAATCAACACCAGTCTTGGTGGCAATAAAGGTAAGACCGATGAAGTTAATCGATCTCGCTGGTTTAATGTAGATGTCTGCTCTAAACTCATTAGCATCAATAACTGCTGCCGTGTTATTAGTTTCATCAGCAATTACGACATAATCAAAGATGCCTCTCTTTGCCTGAACATCACGCAAGAATGGTTCAATAGTATTTACAAAATTAGTTCTTGTAATTTCATCGTTAAACTCAAATAGCACATCCCTAGCGGCACGAGAAATAGCATCCTCAAGGTAGATGAAGAGTCTGCGAACATTAATACGATCAAATGCTGATGTTCTTGCTAATCCAGTCTTATCACCGAACAGAATAATACCTGCTCCTGGTGAGAAGATGATTGGATTGATTCGGTTTGTATAAAGACGATCTCTCTGAGACTTACTTGGAGTATAAGCAAGTTTAACAGCATTTAAGATGGCACCTCTTGAGGTTCCTGCTGGAGAATACCAGGGGAAGTAATTAATGTCACTACGAGCACAAAGACCGGCAATATCACCGTTTAAAGGAGCATATCTATAAGTATTTGCAAATCTATCGTACATATACTTATAACCAGAATCAAATACTGCATAAGACGAAGATGCTACGGAAGAGAAGAAACTAATTACATTATTTGTAATATCAGTAGAGTTTCTAACCGTAACTTCAGTTTGTACTGACGTATCAGTAAGGGCAGAACTTCTGTAAGGTGAAATGAAGGCAATTGCATCTTTTCTGAGTTCGGCAACCGAAATAAGTTTGTTTGCTAGTTCTTGTGCAGTTTCTTTCGCATAACCAGCAGATCCCATCAATAAGAAATCTACTTTGATATCTTCTGTGTTCTCAAATAAATCATATCCGTCTTTTAGTTCTGCTAGAGTTGCGGTAAGAGCACCGGTAGTTCCAATTCCTGTTTGTCCATTATAGTTAAGACCACCTGCTAACGTGTAAGTATTTGCACCTGCGGCACCAAAAATGATACCTTCTGCGGGTTGGTCCCATCCATTATCGGTCGTTAAGTCAAATTGATTCGGATCATATCCTGTTGTGGTAAGACCAGCAGGAGCACCACCAGCAAAGATATTTGCAGAACCTGCGGCAATATATTTTCTCCAATAAGAAGTACTTCCGGCAGAAAACTCCGCATCAGTTGCCTTAGAAAGACCTATATGCTTTTCAAGAATTGTTCCGGCATTACCAGTAACTGTTCCCAAATCATCAATAACTACTACGTGAACTTCATCAAATCTTGATCCTCTTGGTTCTGCAAATGCCGAAGTTCCTGGTGCTGGTGCTAGATTATTCCACTGAATGTTGGGAGTAATATATTGCTGACTGAACCAATCAAGTTCACTAGCGTAAGATGTGGTTCCCAATGAAACCAGAGAGTCTCCGGTTGTAACGATACCGACAATTCCAGATTCGGTAAAGCAATAAGTTCCGTCTTGTTGATAATCAACAATTGTTTCTGTATTTCCGGAGGATACCTTACTTAAAATCTTAACAGCAATTGAACTGGCACCAACCTCAGTAATGATTCCTTTTAGATAAGAACCAGTTAACGATATGGAAGTACCCGTTCCAACATCTGCTTTTCCGGTAAGGGATTGAGTTACACCGTAACCAACTCTGGCAAGCGTAGTTACAATACCGCTTAAAATTTGGTCTGCCTTGGAGTCAATAATTGCTACTTTGATTCCGTTTGCCCAAGAACCAGGATTTCTTGCTGCTACAATAACATTTGGAATGGTATTTTCATCATACCCCAATTCTTCATAATGATCTAAACTCTTAATTTTAACGGTTGCAACTCCTACAGATGCAACACGGGCATTTTTTAGATCGGCGTCGTCTGCTCTGACTACCTGTAATGAACCACCATACGAAAGGTAGGATGAAGCAACCATCCAACTTTCATAGTGCTTATCTGTGGAGTATGGTTCGCCAAAATTATTCAGCAGATCATTTTCATTCTCTACTAAGGTTGGCGAATCTACAGGTCCCTTTGCGAAAGGTGCAACAATTGCCCCAATCTTATTGGAAGCTGGTTGGACTCTACCAGAGGTTAGATCAACTTCCCTTACTACGATTCCAGGAGATGCTAAATTTAGCGGCATCTTTATTCTCCGTATTATCCCGAATTATTCTAAAAGTATTTATAATTTCCTTGTCTTCAATATACTTATCTGTAATCCCACTCATTTGACACATCTCCGTACTCATCAACATTCCAAATATCTTGTGTCTGTATTCCGTTTTCTGAAGTGGCAAACATCCACCTGTCTCCAGTTTCTTGTTCTACAAATACCTCCATATCTTCCAATCCATCTGAAATAAATCCAAACGGAGACATATCTTGGTCTATTTGATTCTTTTGTTCTTCATATATTCTTTTACGAATATCATTATTAGTCATTTCTTTGAAATATTCCTGAGCGACTAACCAGGCAAAAATTACAAGGCACATTACCAAATCATCATTACAACCTTCTTCCGCTTCAAATGAATTATGTCTTTGGGCAAATGTTGTAAGTTCACTAATAATATCATAGTCATTCACAAATAATTTATCATCCTCAATAAGTAATTTTAAGTTTGAACATCCTAATTTTTTAACTGCTGCAGTTGTTCTAACTCCAAGTTGAGATTTTTTACCACTAAATCCAGACCCAACTAATTGCCCTGCCCTACCTCTCATAGAGCACATTAGGATATTATCATATTCTAAATCGTAGTGAAGAATATTAGCAACCTGATCTCCAATATCATTTACTTCTATAAGTAACCAGGCATTATCATATCCTCTTGCCACCTCATTAATAATACTTGGAAATAGCATCGGTCTAATCTCATTATTTTTATATTTTGCCACAACTCTGTAAGGAAACTCCGTAATATCAAAAACAACAAATGCCGAATAATCATTACCCATTCCACGAGCAACATCAACCGTAATTAAATAACTGTGGTCTTCTATTGGATTTTCATAAACATCAAGACCTTTACTTCTTTTTATTGGGTCATCATAGACTAATATTTTCAGTTTGCTTGGATTGATGAGTGTTCCTACCGACCCCAGAAACTCACAAAGGTGCTCTGCCCTAAACTGCTCTTCACTAGTATTGGCAATCGTCTGTGCCTTCCATTCCTCATCTCTACCGGGCACTTCAGACCAGTGGACCTCTGTGGCAACAAATGAGTTCTTACCACGCTCTGCATCGTGCCACATACGGTAGAAATGATTCATACCTTTGGGTGTGGATACTACAATAACCTTGGTGGACTTACCAGATGAAATTGTGGGATATACTGATGCGAAGAAATCGTCGGCAATATGATTTGGAACAAACGCAAATTCGTCCAAGAAAATAATGTTGAATGACATTCCTCGAACGGCAGAAGCAGACGTTGATGCCGCAATAATTTTTGACCCATTTTCCAATTCTAATGAACCTTTATTCCAGGAAACAATACCCTGTTGCATCCATTTTGGAAGATTCTCATAAGATAATTGAAGTCTACTTAAGATTTCTCTTGATGTTGATGCTTTGTTTGCCAGAATACCCACATTTACGTTGTCATTAAAAACAATATAATGTAATAAGTATGATACTACCGTTGTTGTATTATGTGTGGGAATAAATGTTCTTCCACATAAAAACAGATGGTCATCACTATCTACTTGAATACACGCAACTGGGACACTATCGACCTTTTCTATTTTTTGTATATAATGTCTTTTATTTTGAGGTCTTCCCTTTCCACCAAAATTTATTAATTCGGACTTTCTTGGAAGATTGAAAATATTTTCCTTACTGGGAAAACGAACAGTATGATACCAACACTGATTTATTAACCTTCTACTTACTCTGGATTTTATACCTAAAGAAGATAGAAGTTCAACAACTTGAAGAATAAATTCATAATTCTTTTGGTAAAATTCAAATGATTGATTTTTTGTAATTGAACCGTCAGTATCCATCAATCCTCGCAATAATTCCATTCTTTGTTCTATGGATGTGCGAAGATATATTTGTGGAATGTGTTTATTCTTTAATAAATTATTTTCTTTTAATTTTTTTCTTAAATCCCTACACTTAAAACGAATACAATTATTATCTTCTCTTTCGTGTTCAATATCTAGTTTTGTTTTATAAAATTCATAATCATCTTTATGTGCTATTATTCTCCCGTCTGCAGAATATCCATCACCCAACCAAACACCAAGAAGATATGGATCTATAGGCAAATTTTGATTTTTCCCATTAATTGCTTTAGATAAGTCAATATAAAGTGACCCTTCTACACCTTTACCTCTTTTATTGTTAGTTTTCTTTAAGTATCTTGAATATATTTCATCAGTATTGATAACTTTTTTTCCAGTTCTCCAATAAGAACTATTTACTTCCCACAAATGATCTGCATCAGCGACAATTTCTTCTCCATTATCAAAAAATATTTTGTAGCACTGGTGATTAATCATAGTTTCTGTTTTAAATGTTACAGAAACTGAATTTCCATCGGGAGAAAGTATTTGATCCCCAACTTCAATATCCCCAATCGTCGTCCATCCTTCAGGTGTTGGTATTGGAGTATCTAATGCTAATGCCTTACCAACCTGGCGTGGCATCTTTGCTATGTTAAATCTGTTCTTATGAAAGTTGCTGACCAATCTCTCTTGAAAGGGCCACATATTAAACTTAACAAGACCATCATCAACATTAACAATCTTGATATATTTCTTGGCAAAATAAACGGGGTCTTCCTTACAAGTTAAGAACTCAATAATTTGTTCTTCGGTAAATTGTATTGGAGTATTTGCTCTCTTTAGATTTGGATTAGAGAGATATGCATCACCTATCTTTAGTTGAATGTCTTGAATATCCATAAAAATTACCTTTGTTCAATCCAATTCAATACCGCAAGTGCTTTTTTGTTAGTGTTTGGAGATGCACAAGCAAGAGTGTAAGTATCACTAATTGTTCCAATACCACTTCTACCTAACTGAAGTGCTGCTCTAACATCAAGATCAACTAACGCACCACTACCATTAATTACAAAACCACTCAAAAGATCACTTCCACCAGATACTGCAGTTTGAGTGATATTATACTGCATAAAAGAGTTTGGATCGGGATGATTTACCCAAGTTCCTCCAGTCAGTGTTGCATTTTGTAAAAGTTGCCAATAAACATTCGTATTATCATCAGTTGCTGCCTGTAATGATCTCAAGAGAATTACACCAGTTAGATTATTAGATTTCAAACGAATGCTTATAATTGGATAAAATGTATTTGCAGATGACATCGTTGTCCCTGTGATGGGATTTGAGATGCTCAAAAGAGTTCCAAGTTTTTCTGATTCTCCTTCCTGAATCAGAGAATTAGAACCCTGATACATGTAATGAGTTCCTGCAACACCTGTTATATTTTCTATCTCAAGTCTAATAGGTAAGAATGGAGTAGAACACCAAACTCCCGGATTAGTATTTGAGTTCTCAAAAGTATGAGATGCAACAGTCTCATTCTTCATCAACCAAGTAAATTGAATTATACCTGCACCATACCATTCATAATTGATGGAAATCATTTGTTGTTTTGTTGGATCTGCGGTTACTCCAGTCCACCCATTACCATCAAACTTCTCACCATTCCATTCATCTCTGTATACTCTGGTTTCTGTAACAATTCCAGTTACACTACTACGGAGCACATAAGAATATGTTCCCCCATTATCCTCAAAATAAACACCATTATTTTCATCAAACAATCCAAATCTTCTGCGAATACCAACTTGTGGTTGTTCAAGACGAATTGCAAATGCAAGAGTTGCACCCCTACCAGGAATGTATCTCATCACATTCTTGGTTTGGCGAACGATTTTACTACCAGCAGTAGATTCAACTTGCATTACAACATTACTGGCATTTGCATTAAATGTTGCAGTTCCAACTCCAACTACTCTTTCATCCCATACATCAGTTTCCTTTCCATACTGGAAGGTGTTGAAGAATACTGTTTGGAACGGAGATATTTTAAATCTGTTGTTGTTAGTAAATTGGGGTCTCCAGTCAGTCTGGTTTCCCCAATGATCTGCGATATTATAAACCTCAAAGAGACTTCTTTCTTGATCTAAAAAATCTTGTGTTTTCTTATTCCATTGTGCCATAATTAATCAGTCCAAGTTAGTCTTTCGGGTTGATATCTTTGTGAGTTCTTAATTTTTAAAGAATTTGTTGTTTGAGGGTAAATGTTATGTACAATTGCTCCGGGATATTCTCCCTGAAGTTGCTCTGCAAGTTCATTTTTGTTTAACATCTTGCCTTCAACTTCTAATCTATACATTTTACCTTCCCAAACTATATCTGCGGTAAAAGACTCTCCAACGGGTTCTGATTGAGATTCTGAACCATTCATATAAAGATTGCCGTTGAAATTTCCGGCAATATTAACACTTTCTGAAATAAACTGATTGAAGGATTTCATTTTAGTTACAGTTCCACTTTCTTAAGGATAATGTCTTTCTTGTTGGACGACCTTTTTCATCTTTCGCAGGTCCAGGCATTCCACTCATACGAGCACAGAATGATTTTCTGCGTTTTGCATCCTTAGAACCGGGTTTTAATTTTGATGGTTTAGTAGTAACGGCAGTTTGCAATTTT